AATACGGGCGTCGGGATGCGACGGAACCGCAACAATCGAAACCTCGACAAGATCGAGTTTCGATATCGTTCGGCCACCACCCTTGCGGGGCGCGGCCTGTTTCGTTTGAAAGCCGATAGAGAGACCGTTGACAGCGCCGGCCTTTACGAGCGCGCGAACCTCGCGCGCCTTCTCGACTGAATCGACGAGAAGCTGTCCCTTGACGGCGAGACCAGCGCCGGAAGCGCTGATTTCATGCCAGACGCCGAGCACGTTGCTTTGATCGTGCGACCACAGCATGGGAAGCGGCGCGCGTGCGCCGGCGAAGGCTTTGGGCTCAATCACGTCGCCGACGCGATCGGGAGTGCCAAATGGCCACGCAATCCCCGTGATTTCACCAGCGTCGGAAACTGATAGGTCTGCCTTGATCTCGATGAAATCAAACATCGGACTGCCCCGGCTTGTCGGCGTCGGGCGTGAGTTGCGGCGCTGCGCTGCGACCGAACCAAAGGGCTTCAAGGATGCTCACGGCGAGCGGATAGGAGGTGCTCAAAGGGGCGTCGCTCGCATAGACCTTGACCAGCGTCGAAGCGTCGAAGGGGTCCGCGCCGCCGCCAATCAATCCAAGTCGGATCGTCTCGACGATATCGGCATGGGAAAAATCACCGGCGAAGAGGCGCTTGCAAAGCGCGCCAACGCCGACGCCGGTCTGGCGTTCAAGCTCGGCAATGAGCTTTGGCGTGATCTTGAAATCGCGCTCGCGGTCGCCGAAAAAAACTCTATGCGTCATGTCAGACATTGCCCTTAAACCCTTGGCTCGTTAGTCGCGGTGAACGGATTCGTGAGAACGTCGCCGTCAACATGTGCCGGAAGGTTTTCGAGGGCGCGCGCGTCATTCGCCGTCATGACGCCGGCGGCACGCATCTTGGAAACAAATTCGGCGCGGGATTTCGTGTCGCCGCGCAATAGGTCGTCCACGGCGAAACTAATCGAATGAGTTTTGCGCTCGTCGGGGGTGAGCATGACGCGGCGATAACCGGACTCGAAAGTGCGAAGCCAAGGCAAGAGCGAATATTGAAGGAATTGGAGGTTGTATTGCTCGGCGTTGCTCCACGTCGCGCGCGAGGCGTCGCCGATCATGACCGGTGACACGCCAAAGGCGCGGGCAATCTCGACAATCTGAAAATGACGCATCTCTAGGAATTGAGCGTCGGTTGACGCGAGCGCCATTTGCTGAAACTTGCCGCCGTTTTCGAGGATTGCCGTCTTGCCGGACTTATGCCCTGCATGGGCAGAGTTCCAAGAGTCGCGGATTCGACCAGCGGTCGCTGCGTCTAGCTTGCCATCGAAAGAGAGAATACCGGACGGGCGAGCGCCTTGACCAAAGAGACGCCCGGCGTATTCCTCAAGCACCATGCACAGGCCGATGGCTTCGCGCGCCGCCTGAATGGGCGCAATGCCGGTGATTCCATTAATGCTGAGCGGGCTCGTGATGTGAATCACGTCTTTATAGGAAAACTCGACAGCGCCTTCGCCACTCGACATAGGCGATACTTGAGCGCGCCCGTCGAGTGTGGAACTGCCAGCTTGCGGTTGCCAGCTATAGAACGGCTCATTCGTGCTCGGGTCATAGTAGACGATGACCGAACCGGGCCGCATCCGGATAAGCTCAAACGGCGTGCCGTCTGGTAGCCGCGTCACAGCCGCGAAGCCGTCGCCATACAAGAGAGCGTCTTGGGCAAGCTGAGCCCGCATCGACGATGAAGATGTCCAGTCGTTTGCATCGAACGCGACAAGATCAAACGCCGGATGATCGATCGCGGGAACCTTGCCGCCACCTTCGTCTTTATAGAGCTTGAGCGGAAGCGTGCCGCACGCGCCGGAAATGAGCGCCACGGCGTTTGCCACGGCGGGAACCGCTAAGGCGGTCTGAGGGCTAATTTTCGTGCCGGAAAGCGTCGGCAACGCCAATAGATCGGCGGGCCAAATATCGGGCGTCAGGTCTTTCTTTTCGAGCGCCCCGGTGAGCTTTAGGACTCTATTACGTTGACCAAACAAACGCTTTTTCCAAACACTATGAATTTATCTCAATAATCATAGCATGAGCTTAACCGTAAGAAAACACTTATTTCTTAAAATTGTGAAATTTTTAGGCTTTTTGTGCCGTTTGGGGGCTAGCCCCCATGCTTTTCGCAATATTCATCGAAAGCCCGGATAAACAGTTCATTCAATTTAACGCGCTCAGCGCGGGCGCGATCCTTGAATCTTTGCACAACTTCATCTGGCAATTTGAAGTTGAGCGGCGTGGATTCAATCTTCGGTTTTGGCGCTGCGACGGCGGGACTGCGGGCCGGCATATCGGCGACGGGCGCGGCGGTTCCCTTGACGGCGACAAGTCCGGCGGATAGGGCGGCGGGTTTCTTCATGGCGCTTCCTTTCGTGCTTTCGTGCTTTCGTTTAATCGTGCGAGAACGAATTTCCACAACTCGGACATTTCGGCGGCGGCGGGACCGCGCGGCGCGGTCTCTAACACCGTGCGGCCATCGGTCATCGAGCCGGCATAATCGACGCGATCGTGCATGACGACAGGCGCGACGCGGCCATGCTCGGACAGCGCCGCCATTGCTTGCACGGTTAATAAAGCGTTGGCCTTGGCTTGAGTGACGACGAAGGCGAAGGGGCGGCCTTCCGCCCGCACGATTTCCACGGTTCCGCCGACGCTGCGCAAATCATGCGGGCTCGGCTTAACCGGGATCAATACGAGGTCGCCGGCGCGCACAACGGCGCGAATCGCCTCTGTGATAGCCGGCGGAGTGTCGAGAATGGCCACGGCGTAACCGGCGAGCGCCAGAGCCGCCAGCTTGTCCGGAAGTTCTGCGAGCGTCGCCGGGGCCAGCGCCGGGGATTCCGCCTCGCGCACATTCCACCATGCCGCCAGCGAACCTTGCGGGTCGAGGTCGAGAAGCACGGCGGGGCCGTCGCCGGCTAATTCACAGGCAACCGCCAAGTGCGCGGCCAGCGTGCTTTTCGACGATCCACCCTTGGCGCTGGCGAGAACGCAAACTTTCACGATTGCCGCCTTTCGTTCTTTCACGAATGGCAGATAAACATAAAGCACGAAGGAAAGAAAGCCATATGGTTGATAGACGGTCACGCCATCGCGCCCGTGACGGCCTTTCCGAGGCGCGCCAGCGCCATTTCGAGCGGCGTCGGTTCGGTCGCCGGTTCGCTTATTGAAGAGAAAATATCCTTGATTTTGGTTCCTAGGCCGAAATGTCCTTTATCGAGAACCGCGGGCTTTTGCTTGGCGATCCGCGGAAAGTCATAGGCGTTGGAAGTTCGCACAACGCGCCAGTTGCTCGCGCCAATGCCGGCGAGCCCCGCGACGCGCTCTCTAATGCGCCGGATACGGTTTACCCATCGGATGAAGCCGGCTGCCTCAAGATCGGGCAGACAACGCCCCACAGTGCGCGGGACACAGCCGGCGGCGTCGGCGATCCGCTCATAGCTGGGGAAGCAACGCCCATCCTTGAGATTGGCGAAAGTGAATAGCAGCGCCTGAAGAATTTCGACGGCGGCGCGCGTGATCTCGCCCTTATGCCGCGCGGCGCGGGCTAGGAACATGACGCGGGCGCGGTCGTTTCGATCTATGGGGGCTTGCCTGCCGTCAGTGAAGAGCTTGGCGCGGCGCGGGCCAGATAGTTGGGCAATGGGCATGACGTATCCTTTGGGTGCGTGAACACCCGCCGGAGCGGCCTAAAATCGGCGCAAGCGATCCCGCTGGCCAAAACGACGTTTTGGCCTTGACTTGGGGCTGCGATTAAGGGAATATCCGAGTGCTGATTTCGTGATATTCCCGGCTTCGCGCCGGCATAAGGCCCGCCTTCCCGGCGGGTTTTTTGCGTTCTAGTGTGTCGTTTCTCCGTATCGTCGCGCCAAAATCACGGCGCGAATCCGGGAATCTTGCGCCGAGTTGCTGATTTTAGCAAGCAGCCGGGCGTCTTAGCGCCCGGCGCTATAAGTTAACGTCCGAAAATGACCTGAACCGCGCCTTGCGGTGAGCCGACCGCCATGAAGCTTCCGTGCGTCGAATGCTCGCCGCGCCAAATTTGATTGCCGCCACGCTCGAACGTCGAAACTCTGTCAAGGGCCGGGAGAAAATCACACATGAAGGCTTCAAGCGAAAATTCTAAGTGCGTCATAGTCGAATCCCTGATTTGTCGCCGGCGTCATTGCCGATGAATCAGAGACTCGCACAAGCTGAATCTTGGCGTCAAGAGAAATATTCGCATAACATATTGATATTAAGCCAGTTTTGACTGTTTAGAACGCTACGCGGCGTGACGAAGCGATTGCGGATAACTTCCTAGCGCGGCCCGCGCGGCAATCGCTTCAGCCTGAGCTTTCTCAGCGAGATACAACAATTGCTCGGCCGAGATATGAAGACGGGAAGATGCCTCGGCCTCGGCCCGTCTAAAGAGACGTGCTGCCCCCTTAGCGATACCCCAGGCTTTTCGCTCAAGCGCAATCTGAGCCCTCAGATTTCGCAGATATTCTAGCCGCTCGGCTTTTAGTCGGGTCATTTATTATGCTCCGCGCGGGTAAAGACAAAAAGGGTGGCGCAAACTGGAGGGAAAGCGCCGCCCTATCAGACAGGCAATTGAACTCATGACTTCGAACTCATGAGTTTCGACTTGGAGAGTATGCGCTGTCTAGCTGAAGATTGCAAGCATTATTATCATTAATTAAGGTTGTTCAGTCACAATACTTGCATTGTAGTTGCACAAAGCAAATATGGCTTTTTCGTGTCAAATGTCTTGATAACGCCGGCAACGCCGGCGGGTTTGGAATTTATTTTTACCCAGCCCTTAAAATTGGCATGTATCTTGCTACGCGCGATCGCGTGCTAATAACGCGCGCCCGTCTATTGATAACTCTTTCTTCCTTCCTTCACTTTCTTATTCTAAGAAAGCTCAGTCAGTAGTAAGTAGAAGGGAGAGGAAGAGTTCTTTCTGTAGAAAGAACCAAAGACTGGCAAAATCGCGATTTCACACCCTCCGGTGTTAGCGACACGCTCGCTGCGCTCGCCACCAAGGGAAGGGAAGGGCTCCGCCTCGCGCCAAGAGGCGCTCGTTGGGGAGCTTCGCGCCAAGAGGCGCTCGCTCCATTTTGTAAATTTCCATTCCGGAAGGTTTAATCAATTCAACACCCTCCGGTGTTGGCGAAGCCCCTGTTTATTTCAAACACCCTCCGGTGTTGGCGAAGCTCCTGCGGCGAAACCCTCCTTTTTCCGTCCACCCTAGCCGAAGCTACGCTACCCAATGTGCCGTGCCGGGGCGGAAACAGGGTCTGTGTGCGTGAATGGAGCGCGTCAGCTAGGGTGACTACTCTCAGACTGAGAAATCAACCAGCGGGCCGTTTCCGGGCATTTAAGAAATATTTGTCAATTTAGAGCTATGCGGTGACAGCGGCGCTTGTCTACTCACTGTCTAGTCACAGTGAATCCTGT